TGTAAAATAGTGTTTACTCGGATTGCATATTTTAACTCATTCCATTTAACTCCTTGATTGGCAGTGCCATACTTTAAATTACCACTATCATCTACATTTTTTAAATTATCATAAAACAGCCTTTGTGTGTGTGTTATAAGTGGTGCTACAATATTTGTAGAATCAGAAATATTAGTTTGAGCAAATTTCGATATTATACTAGCCGAACTATAATCTTCATCATATTGAGAAAAATCTATGTCAGCTAATTTGTCTCCACCTAACTGATCCTTTAATTTAGCAATGTCTCCAAAAAATGTAACTCTATACGTATGTGCTTTTCTATTTTTTAAATCAACTCCTTCTAATTTTATTTTTCCTGTTCTAAAAGGCAAAGAATTTATTTCTAATACTGCATTAACTTTTTTCCTTGCATCAAAACCATTATCAATTTCTGAACTATAATAATGTTTGAATATCTGGTTATTAACTTTTGAAGCAGGTAAACTAAATGTCTTTGTAAACGCAGTAAAAACTTTATCAATATCCCTAATGTTCTGAATACTATCAGTTATTGTTACACTTTCGTCTTTAAATTGGTCTACCCTAACCCCATCAATATATAATGCTAGTGTATACATTAGAGAACGTTGTTTAAATAAGAATTACTAAAATCAAAATCTACTTTATATTGGATAAGTTTATCATTGATGTGAGTTTTATATTTTAAAGTTTTAGTACCAATAACAACAGGTTGAACTACACTTGCTAATGATATCCAAGCCTGTTCTGTGAGAAACATTTGTTCCATTAACTTATTAAAATCTTCTGGAAAAAACTCTGTGTTTAAAGTTATTGATTGATTAGCTTGTACGTTAAAAGTATATTTTTGATGTTTAACTATATTGTATTGGTTTAAATCTCTATTAAATATGTTTCTATTGTAATCTTCTGATTTTATTTTTAAGTCCTTTGATGACTTTTTATTCATGTAGAAATCTTGCAATGCTCCGTATTTGTTATAAAAAATAACTCTGTAATCGTCAAACTTTCCACACTCAATCTCTTGCAGCGTAATAACTACTGTTTGTGCTAAACCACAAGTACTTGTAATTGTAATAGTATCGCCTGTTAATGCTTGTGCACTATCAATAATTACGTACTGTATCTTATCTGCACTGTCATCACTATCTACAACTACAATAGTTCCTGCAGTTGAGTTCCAATTTTGAGTTGCTTGTTCCCAATAAACGTCTGTTAATTCCCAAACAGAATCTATATCAGTTACTATGTTAGCACAAGATTCAGAAAATATAGGTATTCTAATATCTTCCCCACGCTTAAAATAAACAGTTCGATTGTCCATTAAAACCATTGGGGTAAAGTTTGTAGGTGGCACAGTTGAACTTGTTGTACTTGTTCTTGGGTTGCTACCCTCATCCCAATATCCATAACCGTCAAATGCTAAAAAAGTGTCAGAGTAACTTTGAAAATTTGAAATACCGTCATATAAATCAACCTCAACTTTTACCCATACTGCATCATCAGCAGTACCACCAATGCCTTGTGTTACACTATAATATTCTGTATCTAAAAAATCTCTAATTAATTGTGATAATTCTAAATTTGTAAATTCCTCACTACCAATGTTTCCTTTTGTTATGGTGTAAGTTGGGGTTGCAGGTTGTGCTGAAAGTAATCCACTCCAAACAGTTATTTTAGCTTGTATTGAAGACAAGGAATATCCTTGTGTAGTATTTGTATATTTTTTGAGATATGGACTCCTTGCGTTAATTATTGTACTCATTATATTTTGGTATTTAAAAATGTTTTAACATCACTAAAAAAAGCAACGTTAAATTGATCAGTGTATTTTGTTATTGCTGACCTGTAAGGTTTGGTAAAAAACATACTTGGTCTTATTCCTTTGAAAAAAATACTTCTTGCAATTAAGAACTGTATTGATTTTTGAAAACCTATTGAATCTATTTTTCTTTTTGTAAACCTACCCTTGCTATCTCTTGGTGCTAAACTTACTCCTTTACCACCTCGCTTAACAATCCATTTATCTAACTTACTTGGTGGTGGCATTTTGTTTGTGTATTGTAATCTTCTTCCGTCATATGCTATTGCACCATGTTTTACTTTAACTCCGTCTACTCCCCTGTCCACAAACTCCCCATACTTTGGCATTGCAAAGGTTACCTTGATTCCTTCTTCAATTTGCGAAACACTATAATTAATACCATTCTCCAAATTACCACCACCTTTCTTTGCAGCGACCAAATTTTGTTTTGATTGACTAATAACATATCTACCAAAAATATTTGCAATAGCATTTAATTCTTTAAAGTTTAATTTAGACATATGTTAACATTGTTTCTTACTTGAACATCAAAAGTAAATACCCAACCAACTAATAAATTTTCAAACCTATCTTTAAAAGGCTCTGCATTGACTGTCTTAATATCTACGTAAATGTCTCCGTTGTTTAAATTTCCTACATTAAAATCTTTAACCATTTTATTCCCAACCCATAACATTTTATTCAATAAGAACAGTTCGTTGTCATCATTATAGATTAGAGGTATCTCTGTTGTATTATCTTCAAACAAGATATCCATTAGCATTATACTAACATTAAACGTCTGTATATGTTCTCCAAACTGTACGTTGTTAATCATAATATGACTTAAAGGAAAGATAGTTTGTTTGGATAAATCAACCTCCGAAATATCTCCTGTGGTAACTGTGTTAATTCTTTTAAAATTATCTGGTAATTTGCCCTCTAAAAGATTATCTTTAATTTGTTTGATCACATACAAGTATGATTGTGCGCCTATAAAATCTTGGTTTGCCATTATTTGAATTTACTTTTTATTTGATGTGATTCTATTTCTTGTTTTTCTTTTTCAAATGCTAACATAGTTAAGCAAAAATTTACATTCATTGAGGTTATTTCTTCAAATCTTCTAATGTCGCTTTGAGCAAGTTTATAGATTGATGTAGTCCAACCCCACTTGTTTGCAAATCCAGAAACTGCATCTGTTGTGCTTCCGTCACTTGTAAAGAGCTCATCATACCTTTCGATAAGTCTATGCCTAAATTCCAAAAAAAAACAATAGAACCAATTACTGCGTCAAGTGGCATATCTAACATTGCTTCTGAAAATAGCTCTGCATCATAATCAATTATTTGATATTTGTCTTTTATTTTTTCTGTTACAGGTCTATACAAAACTGCCATTGCTTTTTCTATGTTTTGCATATCAGTTAAGTAAGTATCTAAATCTATGTATTCTCCAAAAGTAATTTCTTCAAGGTTTGGAATAAAACCAAACTCTGTATCTCCCATTTTAAATATTTGCACAAGTTCTGGACTTATTGATAGTATCTTATACAAATGTTGTACGATACTATTGAACTTTGTTAAAGGCATTTTCTTTGCATTCTCATAGTTAACCCCACAAAAAATTTCTAACATTTTGAGATTAATAAAACGCTCTGCGTATTCATCTTCTTTATTTGATTGCATGATTTTATCATAGGCTTTGTACTCCCTTAAAGTAATATCACTCAATCTGTGTGGTATGTAAACATCGACTTTCATATAGTTATAACGATTAATGGTTAAAATTTTTAAATTATTTTGATTAAATACAAAAAAAAACCTCTGCATTTCTGCAAAGGTAACTTTTTAAAATAAAAATGATGTCTTTTCATTATCACAATCGGACTATCTTTCAAAGGTAATTATGTATTTTTTCAACATTTAGCCTTATCTATTGATATTCACTACTTGAACTATCACATTTATACTACAATATAATAATAAATTTTTAATAAACCTAATTATTTTACAAGTCTTTTTTAAATTCTTTGTACTTGTCTTTCATATATTTGCGGTCTTGTTTTTCTGCTTGTTTTGCCATTCTATAAAGTGAGGGTATATCTTCTAATAAAGAATGTGCGTCCCACTCAATATCAATATAACCATCTTCTGGCTCATATCCTATTGCTCGTAAATGTACTACTCCGTTTGTTGAATGTAGTTCTACTGTCTTTAAAATAAAAAATTCTTTGTCCATTATAAATTGTATTTAAGTTTAACTATTGACCACCAACTAAAATGATCATATTCTTTTTCTGTGTAAATATTTATTCTTCCGTTTACTTCTATTGAATGTAAACCTGTTTGTAGTATTCTATGTTTCATTACATTATATTTATTAAGGTTGATTTCGCTACGTCTAAACGACGATATATGTCTCTCTCTAATGCTATATCATTATGTCTTGTAGCACTTGTTAAAAGTATCTCTAAACACTTTATTTCGCTTCTCAATGTGTCTGCTTGTGTTCTCATTATTCTTTAATTAAAGTTAAACTTAAATAATTCGCTGCATAGTTAATATGTTTTTGAGTTGTCATACTCCAATAACCTAACTGCCTTAAATTGTTTCCCTCAATCTTTGCCACAATAGTTGAATAACTCCAAACGTTTCTTCCGTCTATTCTTAAATTTTGTTTGTACTTTGGTAATGTTCTCATAATTTTGTCTTTTAATGGTTATTTAAAAAATTGTTATTTCTATGTTAGCTTCGTGATTAAGGCTTTCATAAAATGTAGACTCTTCATTCTGGTTGTTTACTTTTTCTTGTATAACATACCATTCATTGAAATTGTCTCTTTTGTCAACACCGTCTTTAAAATATGCTACTCTAATTTTTTTCGGATAATTCATAATTTTGTCTTTCATTTTTATAAATTAGTAATTACTTTATCTGCATTTAAAATTTTACCTAATAATTTCAACGCTTTTTTATCATTATTGCATTCTTCAAATACCCAATCGCAAACACGATTCTCTGACCAACCACATTCTAATTTTACATTTGCAATATCAATAATCTGACTATTTTTTAATTGTCTCATAATTTTGTTTTTTTAAATTAATAATTATAATATACTTTACTGTTTTCTAAAACATTCATCTTGTCTTTAAAGCTACCAAGTAACTTTCCACAAAGAGGAACGCATTCTGTCATCACAACAGTACCTGCTTTCAACCTTTTTTTCTTGTACTGCCAATCATCTGCAAGTACTAATTCTCTCCTACCAGAATAACCCATTACCTCTCGGTCTGGGTCTTGCATTCTGATACTACCATAATATTTACCTCTGAAATATACTTCGAGGTCGTAACCAATTATCTCAAACATATTTTTATTTTTAAATTAATATACAATAAAATCAATAAGCTTCTCGCCTATTCCAATACCATTTTTTGTAATCTCATAACTTGGGTCCATAGCATTTCTGCTACAATAACTCACAAGTTCTGCAAGGCTACCACATTCTTTCTCAAAATAACTGCAATCTAAACTGTACGTGTCTAACATATTTCTAATATTTAAAATTAATAATACTTTAATATATTAAAAATTGTTAATAAAACCTAATAAAAGTGTAGGAGAGTTTATCTGATAAAATACTTTCCGTATTTAGGTTTGGAAAGTCTATTCACAACACTATATCTCAATGCATCAAGAGTATGGTTAAAAGCATCAATAGGTTTGTTTGTTAGTTGTCCGTTTTTGTCTTCTATGTATTTGTAGTTTTTTAACTCCTTGATCAAGTTAATACTGTCATCTGTTGCAAATAATCTGTATCGTCTTATAATATCAATACCAATATTAATATCTCCCTTAAAAGTCTTTTTTGTATTCCAACCCATTCTGTGTATTTCTTCTATACTCTTTGGCTCTGCACTATCACACCACACTTCATCTCGTCTATCTAATTGTAATCGCTTTAATTCATTGCCAATGTCTTGGTTGGTTAAACCTGTTCTGTAAAGTAGTTCTTTAACATACATATTATCTCCCTCAACATATGTTTCTACTAATGCAGTAGGATCATTCGTAAAACCGAAATCAAGCCCTCGTCCAACGAGTTTAGCATTTTCTGGAACAAAGGGTATGGTTGAGAAATTAAACACAAGAGAACGGCTCTTACCACGTTCTCCAAGTCCGTACACTCTCCAATAGTTCTCATCAATATATTTAAGTCTTTCAATTTCTTTTATAATTGTATCTGATAAAAAAGGATTGTCTAAATATGATGTTTGATAAAACTCTGTATCTTCCCTTGTTAGTACCCTATCATATATCCAATGAAATTCGTCTGACGGATTAAAGTCAATTACTATTCTTTCTGTTGTTCTAAATATTAACTGTTGCCAATCTTCAAAAGTCAACTCATTTGCTTCATTGCAAAATAAGAAATCTCTTTTTCTACCACGTATTTTTTGTGGTTGATCAAGTGAGATAAATTCTATAAGGTTTCCGTTTAAGTGATATTCATGTGTAGATTTAGAATGATATTCTTCTCTGTATAATTCTTGCGATTTTAATACATCAAAGAAATCACGCATAACAGTTCCTCGTAATGCAGGAAATGTCTTTCGGCAGATTGTTATTGTCTTGCCTATGTTGTCTGTGCAATACTTAAAAATAATAAATAGTAAAATGTTATATGTTTTACCACTCCTTGTTCCACCTTGTTCTACAACAATTTTTTCTTTTGAATCTCGGAGGTGTTCGTAAACAACATTAGTCTGTATCTTTGTCTTCATTGATTGTTCTTACAACTTCAATATCAAATAGTTTAGTTCCTTCAATTCCTGTTATCTCTTGTCGCTCAACATATCCTCTTTTCTTACCTTTTGTTTTTAAATAGAATATAGTTGCAGTTGTATTGCCACCAAGTATTTGTTTGTGTAATTGGCTTTCTGCCATATCCAAAGTTACATTCTGCAAATCATCTACTTGCTTCTTAAACGCTGCATCATCTTTTAGCCATTGGTAAAATTGTGTTCTACTTACACCAACAGTTTTACAAGCAGTTGTTACAATGCCAAATGATTTTTCTAATGCATCAAGCACATTTCTTTTATTGTGTTCGGTTTGTTCGCTACTTACCATTTCTAATACTATTTAAAAATTCGTTCTTTGTGTTTATATCATCTTTGAAAGCACCCAATAGTTTTGTAGTTGTTGTCCACGTATCGTGTTTCTTAACTCCTCTCATTTCCATACACATATGTTTCGCAGTTATCTGTACCGCTACTCCTTTTGGGTCTAATTCATTCCACAAAAATTCTGCAACCTGTGTAGTTATTCTTTCTTGATTCTGCAATCTTCTTGCATAGGTTTCCAATGTTCTTGCTAATTTACTTAACCCAACTATTCTTTTGTTTGGTATGTAAGCTATTGTACCTGTGCCAAAGAAAGGTGCTATGTGATGTTCGCATAAACTATGGAATGGTATGTTTGTTTGCACAATCATTTCGTCATAACCCTCGCCCTCAAAACTTGTGCAGTTCCATTCTGGTGGGTTTAAAAACTCTTTAAAAAATTTAATAAACCTTTTAGGTGTTTCTTGTAACCCCTCTCTATTTACATCCTCTCCAAAATATTGTAGTAATCTTGATACATTGTCTTCTACTGTTTCATCTGTATCTCCCTCTTTTGTTTCCCAAGGAAAGACTAACCACTCGCCTTGCAATTCTTTTCTCTTGTCTATTAATGAAAGAAATGGTTTGTTATGTTTTTTATATCGCTTCTCGGTTGCGCCGCTATCAATTAAATCATCTATTATAACATCAGCGTCATCTACGTTATCAACTGCGTTTCCTGTCATTCCTGCAACCACTTGCCCACCTCTCGGCACTCCGTAATATTTTGTGTCTTTTGGTAAATCTTTTATTACTTCATTTAACCTATGATAAACTTGTTCCCAAGTTATATTTGTTTTGATCATACTCCTGTTTTTTTATTCCAGACATCAATATGCAATCTGGTTGTAAAGTTTAAATATTTTTCTTTTGCCAATTCTATAACTCGTAATTTATTTTCATTTAATAAATCTTGATTTTCTCCTGCAGGCATCAAGTAAATTTTTTCTCTGTCTACAATAGATAAATAATCTCTTTCTATTTCAATCCATTCTTTATCAGAATTAACTACAAATTTAAAAATTGTATTCTTTTTATTTAACTCTTTAATCACATCAGGCTTAAAAGTCATAGCATTATCCATACCACTATTTCTCAACTTTGGACTACAATTCCACAAGTGTACTTGATACAATAAAAACTCACTTGGCATTATTGTTCCATTTGTTTCAACTTCAAAATAAGCATTAGCGTTAATGTTGTGCTTTACATATTTAATAAAACCCTCTAACCCACCTTGCTGCATCATTGGTTCTCCACCTGTTAGAATTATATGTGCATTGTTTTTAATTGCATCAATACAATCGTCTGGTAGTATTTCTTCATACTGTTTTGATAATGCCTTCATCCAAACTTCAACTGTGTCGCATCTAAATTCTGCACCATTATGTAACTCTCCGTCAAATTGAGTTCCCATACCACCACACATTAAATTGCAACCTCCTAATCGGACAAACACACTTGGTATGCCTACTGTCTTACCCTCGCCTTGCATTGAGTAAAACACTTCACTAATTGCTAATTTATTCTTCATATATTATTTTACTTGTTTTTGTTTCTGCAAACTCTATTTTTATTATTGGTAGCTTTGCTTCATTCTTAATCCTGTTGAACAACCAAATAGCCATATTCTCGGCAGAGGTTTCAAAGGGTACTGTTTTGTATTCTTCTCCTGCTAATTTTAAAATTTCAACCAATGGGTCGTCTTCACATAATAAAAAATAATGGTCGTACTCTTTTATAATTGGCTCAACTAATTTGTCAATATCAGAAAACAACATTGTAATTCCGTTCTCCATTGTTCCAAACCTAAACGTACAAGTTACATCATAAGTATGTCCGTGAGGTCTGCCGCATTTCTCTCCTGCTGATTTGTTTCTATGACCTGCATAGAAGTAATATTTTTTTTCTATCTTCATAAGGTATCGTTTGAATAATCATTATAATTTACTTTAAGTGCATTGTGTTTAGTAAAGCATAATACGTTAAACATATTTCCGTCTACAAAAACACTATCGGTTTCTTTTAAATCAAACACATTTTTATCTTTAACCCTGTAAATAATATGTGCTCTTACTTTTATGTTTGGGGTTAGGTGTTTATAGGTTTCGCTTGTTACTTCAACCGAGATAGGATATTTTAACAACCAAAATTCTATTTGTTCTGCTGCATTTTTTAACTCCCAAAACTCAACTGTAAAGTATAAATGTTGAACATTTTTTGTAACTACACCAACTTTGTTTCTATTGAATAAAGTATATAGTCCATACAACCTACCCTCTACTTCTTTTCCGTACCAATAATTTTTTCCTCTCATACTAATAAATTAATCATGTTATTAAAACTTTCATCATACATACCTTTATAACCTCTCGGCATTTGAAATTCAGTAGTTAAATATTTTTTAATTGTATCTAAATCTTTCCTGTTGTAAAGACATTCTTCTGGTAACATTTCTGGATAGCATAATTCGTTTGGTGCTACTATTCTGCAGTCATATAACATTGCTTCTCGTAATGTATAACCAAAAGTTTCTTGATATGCAGTAGATAAATAATATTTTGCTTTTGACAAATAAGAATAGTATTGTCTTTTTGTAAGGTTGTTTATATAACTGACGTTGCTTGGTAAATCAATATTGCATTCTTTATTTGAAGATGATGTAACTATAAACTTTTTGTTAGGCATTGCTTTTGCTATGTTTAAGAAATCATCAATACCTTTTTCATTTGACAACCTATGTGGAAATATTACATAGTCTTCTTTTGTGTTTTTGTGAGGGTATATTTTAAACGCTTCTTTATTATTCCAAACACAACCTGTAACTTTTACTTTGTCTTTATCTAAATTAAAATACTTTACTACTTTGTTTTTGTGAAATTCACTACCTACAATAATTAAATCACAAACCTCGTGATAACCTTTTTCAACAAAGTCACTCCACTTGTTTAACTTTTGCACAAAGTCAGTTTCGTCTGACCTACCTGCGTGATTAAACGCTGCAACCTTAATTTCTATATCTTGCAACTCCGACATATACTTAACTGCATCTAAACCAGAAAAAAATATATCTGCAAAGAATATCCAATCTCCGTTTTTAATTTCATTATCTTGAAATGCCTTACTGATCATTTGCAGTTGCTTGGCTTTAAATTCAATAGTTCTTTCTATATCTAAAAACTCTCCTTTACTAATTTGTTTCTGTATCCAATTTTTTGGATAATATGATTTAACAAGTTTAGAATCATTGACTATGTCATTCATTAAACCTGTGTACCTTTCTTCTAGATTTTCTAATGGTATAAAATGTATCATCTTATTATTGCTCCGTTTTCGTTATCTTCTAATACCTCTACTAACTCTGCATCAAAAACATTATATAAGTCTTCTGCAATATCTTCGCAACTCATGTTACCAAAAATGTGAGATTGTTTATCCTCATCAAAATATTTTAATTTTAAATAAGTTAATACATTGTGTTTGAATTGTATAATTTCTAACTCCCTGTCATTATGTGTTACTCTCTTTTCTATCCTTATCTTAAAAAGGTGTCTATGGGGATTGGTTAAAAAATCAACCTCTTTAATTGAGCAATCTTTCCATTGATGTATTCCGTCTATACTTAAATTTATGACAATTCTTTTTTCCATTTCTCGTATGTTAGTTTGTTTTCTAAAAGTTCTTTTGTTTTTATAATGTGATTAAGTTGTTGTCTATTTGCTACTGCAAGAAACAAATTAAGACCAAGTCTTTTGCAAAACTTTTGGTATTCAAAATATGCAATTAAATTAGTTAGTACTGCAATACTTGTACTTCCCCTGTGATTAGTTAAGTCACTAAACATTTTTGGTGTAATTTCTAAACTCTCAAATAAAGATTGTGCTTTATAAGTTAGTTTCTTTTTATTCTTTAAAACTTCTTTATAGTTTAAACCTTTTAGTCCATTATCAAAATAAACAATATGTCCAAATTTTTGAGAAGATTGCACCCAAGTACTGCTATCACAAGAATGTAAAGGCAGTTGTAACATTTGAGGGTATTTAACAAAACCAAGTGCGTGTATGTTTCCTTGGGTTTGCTTGTAAACATCCTGGTATCTTTTCTTTATCCAATCTCCTTTGGTAGTCACTCCACCTGCAACGCAAACGTGTTTATTCCTTTTAACCGCTTCTTGTAGATATGAATAATCATTATCAAACATAGTAAAAACAAACATAGGGTCTAAACCTCTTTGCAGCATAGTTTCGTAATTTAACTTACTTTTACTGTGATTTCCTATTACGTCTAACATAACATATTTTTCTACATTGTGTCCATACTTTTCAATATAGTCACAGTAGTTGTCTAATGTTAAGAATTTTAAATTTTGTTTAGAATTGAATAAAGTAAACGCACCACTATCTATCATGCAATTAATAGTGCCCTCTGCACTTAAAGACATTGCTTGATCAGTAAATGCTTTGTTGTTTCCTATGTAAGCATAACTGAATAATATATTTAACCAAGTATCATTTGACTTCACAACCAAGATAGTTTTTTGTTATCCAATCCTTTAAATCATTTGTGAGTTTTTGTATCTCATCTCTGTACTCGTTTGGAATCGTTATTGTAAGTTTTGTCTGCTCTAATTCAGGTGCTGCTATATCTTCATCTATATAGTCAAGGTCTTCCCAATCGTGTTTTATTGCATCAAGACCCCAATCTGACAGTTGGTTTACATCCCAATCATTTGCTAAAATATCCCAATCCCATTCACCAAAACCAATGTTATCTTTTATTATAAATTCCTTTTGTTCTTCTTCTGTTAAGTCATCAAGTTTTAACACATAGACTTCTTTTAAACCAACTTCTATCGCAGCTTTATGTCTCATATTACCACCAAGAATTATGTTCT